GCCTGACCTAGCATTAATCGCTGCTATTTTATCATTAATATCCTTCATCGCCTTGTTGATTCTATCCCCGTCTTCTTTGCTGATATTCACCCTCTCTCCACGGTTAAGCCCCATTACCTGCTCCGCTAGTTTAATCCCTTGCTCGGCGTGGAAGACAGCCGTCCTCCTTCCTCTCGCAGTTATAGACCCAAGGGACATAAGAGTTGGCAGTAGGGTATTAAGGGATTCCTTAAACCTTTCCGCTTCCTGACTGTTGATGTTTCCGGAGTCGCCACTGGCCTTTACGAAGGCGTTAACAACGAAGGATAGGTTATCCTTCAAGGTCTTGTGCGCTGACACAAGCCGAATGCCTTCATTCTTGTCTCCGAGTATAGCCCCCATGGTCTCTATCGAGGTCAGATCTACTGCCTTATCAAGGAACCAGGTTCCGAACCCATGCGACTCCTGGTAGAAACTAAGGAAATCCTTCACACTTTTTATCCAACCCTTGGATTGATCCCGATAGCTCTGCTTCGCATCAGCCTTGCCAGATCCACCTGCTTTCATAATTGCAATTCTTCTCTGGTTTTTAAGGGTAGCCTCTAACCTACGATCTGGACCTTCCAATTGTAATTTCTGGTATAGCAGCGTCATTTTTTTTGATGCGACAGTTAAGGCCATAGCCCTTAATGCTTCCGTTGCCCTCTTCTCGTCCCCGTAGCGGTTCAGCGCCATACCCCAGATATGCTTCTGCTGCGCTGCTGCATTTGTTAGCTTTGAGTACTCATGCTTCTGTCTGCTTATGTCACCATTTATTGCTATCTCAATCATCTTCAACGCAGCATTGTCACCACCGCCTAGGGCTTGGCCTGCTGCACCGATGGCTGATGCAATCGCTGCCACCACTGCAAATCCAACGTTCTCATACAATCTGAATGGGTTGAGCTGAAAGGCCTTCGCCTCTTCCATAAATCCCGCATACTTTACTGCTGCTTCTCTTTCGGCTGTTTTGGCGGTATCCTCTCGCGCTACCTGCGCGTCAACCAGTGGCTTCATCTCTTTCTCGGCGTCAGCCAGTGCTTTATCGAGATCAAGCCCAGAGTAGTCGGTGTCAACACCTACGCCGCTCTGATCAGAAACAGTGGCAGTATCGTCGTCTTCTGTTTTTCTTGGAGGGCTCCATTTACCTTCTTCCTGGCGAGACATCATCATCTCTGCCTGCTCTGCAGTTAGAGGGTCTGCTGTCGGATTCTCAAACCCCCAGAGGTTTTGGACGTCCTCGATATTGGGCGTTTGCCCACTCTCCCTCATCTTCTCTGCAAGGGTTACGGAAAATTCTTCATGCTTGTCAGTGAGCGCGTCATCCCGATGTCCTGAACTGAGAACCACCGTATCATCCATCGTCTCATCTCCGGTGCCTTGTAGTGATGTCATTAGATTGCACTCCCTACCGACATTCCTGACGCTGAACCGGCAGAAAACCCAGCCAAAGCACCCATAGGGTTACCCGAAGTAGCAAAATACCCTGCCACACCACCAAGAACACCACCGATTCCGCCAAGGATTGCTCCCCACAGCGTTCTCGACTCTGCTGATCTGGCCCTTTCTCTCTCTAGCGCAAGTGCCTGTTCTGTTGCGATCTGAGCACTGCCCTGTTCTTGAAGAAGGAGAGTGAAGTTCTCAAGCTCCTCCTTTGCCGACCTACGGCTCTCTAATCTTAGGGCTTCGATCTTCGCTTCAAATGCCGCATCGGCCTTCTGCATCCCTTGCGAAAGAGCCTCCATCTGCGCAGCATTTAGCCCCATACTGCGGGCCTTCCTCAGCAGTGCATCCTTATGCTCCTCCGCCCCCTCTCTTGCGGACTTCTCCCAGTACTCTATTACGTCAGGTCTGATCAGGTCCGCAGTCGTCCTTCTCTGTAGTTCAATGTATCTAGCATCAATTATGGGGTCTTCCCGTCGCTGTTTAACGGACCTTTCTCTGAGTTCTGCCCGCTCTTCTTTCTCCTCACGCCCTGCTTCTTTCTCCAGGCTTTGTTCGAGAGCCATAGCACCTTTCCTCCTTGCTTCAGAGGCTGCCCTGTTCGCCTCAAGCCCCTTATGCCTGTAAGCACTATTACCTTCGGCATAGGCAGCGCGAGGCGCTACTAAGCCATGAGCGCCGCTCAAGACCTCCTCTTTGTCGCTGTACGTTAGAGCGTTAGGGTTGAATGTACTGCGTGCTACCATTTTAACTCCCTCCTAAGTCTAGAAGCTTCCATAATTCATCATCCGTTGCGCTTCTATTCTTCTCTCTTTCGAGAACGTTTTTTCTTGACTTATACTTCCAGTAATCACTCCCCGGCGCGAACGGGCTGTCTGCAGGAATGTCAACTGAGAAGATATGGTGCCACGGCTTTCTGTAATTCTTAAACGGGGACTCGGAAGATGCTTGATCTGGACGGGTATGACCCGGAAGAATACCCCAGGCAGGTCCGTGTTCCTTTATGAATTTATATTCGTCAGAGTTGAAGCTCCCACCAACTTCTATATCTACAGCTCGATGGCCTTTCTTGTGGCTGTGGTACCCTTCTCTAGATGGATTCAACCTCTTAGCCTCTAAGCGATCGAAAGCTGCGCTGTCACGAGCCCCTGAATCTTGGCCGCCAAGCGTTAGTGTTATGCCATGCTCCGCCGCAAACGCGAAGAACCTCTTCAGCCTCTCTGCGAATTTCCTTGGTAACAGCGCTGGGGTGCCCTTTCTTGTCTCAAAAGGAACAAGGTCCATGGGGTCGAATAGTATTTCCTTTGCCCCTTCCTTTGCCCACGAATCGACGCTTTCCCCTGGATCTTCCTTGAGAGATAGGCTGAATTCAGGGCTGTCGATGGGCTTTTCCGTGGCAGGGTCTTTCTTCTGGGCAAGTGCTTCCTTTGCTACTGGGCTGGGAGGTAGTGAAGCTTTAATTGCATCATCAAGGGCTCTCTGCTGCTTGAGTGACTCTTCCATTAGCGGATCTGTCGATGGCAGGGTTTCGGGTACTTCGACAGGAGCAGGAGTAGGTGCAGCCTTAGGTATTAGGGCTTCGGCATTTTTGAGGGCTCTCTGCTGCTCTAGTGCCTCCTGTGCCAATGCACTGCCTGCAGGTGCAGCTTTAGGGGCGACTACTTCAGGAGTAGGTGGTAACTGCTTACCAGCATCGAGCCCCTGAGCTGCTGTGCTTGGTGGACTTGATGGCGGAGCTTGGTTAACCATTGATGTCCATGGAGCCTGGTCAACCATTGATGTCCACGAAGAGGCAGGAGAGGGTACAGCCTCAGGAACTTCGACAGGAGATGGTGTGGTCGAAGCTTCAGGACCTGCCTCTGAGTAAAGTGAGTCTTTACGCAATTTCTCTTCAGCCCTCTTAAGGCCCATGAAAGCATCAGGATAATAAGTTGCTAGGAACGAGTTGCGTTTTTCCTCATACTCCTTACGGTTTTCCGAATAAAACGAATTACGCGCTTCGCTACTTTCTCCGAGGAGAGGGTCTGGGGGATACTCCGGGGGTTTTTTACTCGGATATTTATAGTCTTCGACGGTGGCAGTAGTCGGTGAGCCCTGGTCAACCATTGATGTCCATGGGGCAGATGAGCCCTGGTCAACCATTGATGTCCATGGGGCAGATGAGCCCTGGTCAACCATTGGTGTCCGTGGAGTATCAGGAGCTTGTTCAGGAGGAAAATACTCCTGGAACGATGGTGCTGTGGTGTACCTAGATCTTTCTTCAGGGGTAAAACCAAGCGGTTCCTTACCTAGGATGTCCTCCGAGACTGTGGGCTGATCCTGGACGTAATTGCCTGGCTTCTTTGTCTCAGTAACTTTTTTTGGTGGATTAGCCCAGTACTTCAGTGCCTCACCACCAAGCGCAGTGAGTGCCTTCAAGGTTGTCGCTATGTGCAGAATCTTACGACCCCTACGCATTGCATCTTTCTTGAACTCATAAGACTCCTTGCGGTTCTTCTCTAAGTCGGCAAGTTCTGCGCCCCTGACCTCCCGAGCCTGTTGCCTTCCCTCCTTCGCCCTGAAGATGGACTGCTCGTAATCTATGACCTTCGTACCAGCAGCAAGGATAGCCTCAGTTATAGCGTCCTGTGCTTGGATGATATTCCCATCAGCTTGAGATACGGCTGCATTTATGGCGCTAGCCAATTGATCGGCTAGTTCCTGACCCATTCTAGTCGCCATTCTTAGCTCCCTTCTGGCACTTTCGATATTGCAACGTTATAAGGCATCTTCACCGTTCTTTGTGAAGCAAGCAACCCAAGACCATTCAATGTGGCACCTCTATCGGTAGATTCGTTATTAGTTGCGTCCTCTTCTATATCTACTGCTATTGTACGACATTTTTGCTTGGCTGGCTTTAAGATTATTTCTGATTGATTGGTACCATCTGCAAGCGTCGCAGTGAATGTCTCCGCCGCAACAGAACTACCATCGTAGTATAGTTTGATCGTTAGTGTTGTCTCTGAATGCCCGTAAATAGGTATGCCGATGTTGTGCAACCGGAACCCAGAGAAGAACTCCCCTATCTTTATCTGGCCGGTCTTAATCTTTATCGGAACGGGATAGCCTTTACCGTCACTCGCCAATTCGTCGGTGTAGTGGGTATCCCTCTCTGTCAGGATATCCCCGTTCGATACAGCGAAGTAAAGCTTCCTAGATCCATTAGAGCGTATGAGCCCCTGAACGTCGTTAAGGTATGGGCCGATAGCAGTTTGGTCATCACCGGTTGGTACCACCCACGTGTACCACTGATTGAACTCATAATTGTAAACCAGGCATACACCCCCGACTAAGGTCTTTTCACCCCCCGTACTATTTGTCGATGTCACCTGGGCATATGTTCTGAGTGGTATAACTATTTCATTAGTCTCATCGACAATCTGTACTCCGGATGGGTCAAAGTCGTTGTAATCTTCCACGGGGGCACCTATAAACTTAAGCCCTTCATTACCAATGAGGTAATACCCATGCCGAGACTTATACATGATTCCAGAGGGTATCCTTGCACATATGGACCTGTCGTCGATGCCCTGATCTAAGAGTGCAATCTGTGGTGGAGTGAACCCACTTCTGCTTGAATTATCAGGGCCTGGGCCGTCACCGGCTATACCGAAGACGTTATTTCTATTGAATGCTATGAGATTTGGCCCATTACTTTCGATATGAGATGCGCCAACGCCGTTCGTCTCTTCGCTAATCGAGATAATATTCCCAACGCTGAACAGTGGGCAGAGCATAGATTGCTCCGAACCGAGGGTGGACGCAAATGACTGAGATGGATAAATCATCCCATCTGTTGTGCTTATGCATAGAATATTTTTGTGTGATGTTAAATCAGTCGGGCAGGAAGGCTGAACAGGATAGACTGCTGGACTTATCAGTGCTGGTACCGCTGTTGCTTCGTCCCTGAACTGCACCACTCCGTTTGGTGAATCAATATCGATGTCATGGTACCTGTGGTTGTTATCCATCGGTACCATCGTATATAACTGAAGCGGCTCCCTTTTGAGGTCTATCTCCTCGCCTCTTATTTCTGTGTTACTCATGCCAACAAAGATTGCTATACCGGCAGATGAAGATTCTACCTCGTTAATGGTTTGACCAGCGTGATCTTTCCTTGCGATACCTGTCCGCTTATTGGTTAGCTGTATACCTGTAACCCGGATTCGTAACTTCTTTGCCCTCGCATCGACTTCCACAAAGTCTATATCAGCTCCGTTCCCGTAGTAGTCCAGAGCGCTATAATGGGTGATGCCGTTATCGTCTTTATAGAAATATGCTGCTGCTATGGTATACCTGCCCTTTCTGCACCCAGGGTCATTATCTTCATCTGCGACTCCACCAAGGGAGTATTTAGATGCGATTATTGTGATTTTCTGAATTAAGGGCTTCTGTAGAAACCCGTTCTCAATGAACCTGCCTCCGGAAAAAGACCAAAGCAGACCGGAGCCAGTGAATAGGGACCCAGATACCTGCTGGCTTTGGTACATCCGTGGAGGCTGGAAATTGAAGGACGCAATTTTCGGGTTAAACGCCCCATTATACTGGAATGCATTTGTAGCATTATCGATAGTCGAGATTCCGAATTCCATATCATAGTACCCGTCCGAAGACGAGTACGGACCATCAACAGCGTATTTCTCGTGGCCAGGGTAAGCATAATAGCTCAGTCGGGATCTTAATGAGAACATGGGGTAGTTGGGGTACATGTCAACATTCGCGCTGACTTGCTTCATTTCATAGGGGTGACACAAGGCCGAGTCACCAGCCGCGAACACAGCAACCACCTCTCCCTCATCATTGAAGAGGGCTGTCCTCGATGTAGAATTATCCCCATCGAATACGGAATGGCCGCAGAAATAAGCTCTCGATCCTGCCGTTGGGTAGACTGCATCCGATAGGATATTTACGTTCCTGAGGAGAACCTTTGTATCATTTTCGTCGTTCAGGTTTCTCCTGATTACCCACCTATTCTCTGACTGGATATACCTAGAGTTGTCCATACCGCCATCAGTGGCAGTGGATTCCCATGTGATAGAACTGCCGTACTGTATCGCAGCAACCTCCACGAAGATGTAAATGGCATCGCTTGTGCTTGTTGACCAGTTGGTTACTGCTGCATTCACGAGGTCGAGATGTTTACATTGCCAGTATCCTGACTCCTTGATTAGCCCGTTGAACGGCTGCTTGGTCCCATCAAGCTCCCACTGCATCTGCAGGTCATTTGGGTAGACCGGTGCAGCCCCATCATACTTTAGTAGTCGCTCTTTTGTTATGTCCGAGAAGGCACATGACTCTTCCCCGTCCCATGATGCATTGCCACTATGGATCATGATGTCCTCATCTGTATCGGACCTAATCACCACCACAAACACATTATCAACATTTGACTCAAAACATCCATTCGTTGATGGGCTAAAGGGTGCTTCTGCCACGTGCTTCTTATTTATCCCCTTGATTATGATGCATGTCGGGATAAACGTTTTTGTCCAGTCAAATGGGCTGTTGCCTCCATACCCTCCAGGGTATTTCCCTGGTATGGCCTCCCTGCCGGGTGTTAAGACTTCAGGATCTATGGCACTCTCTAGATTAACGTCGGCGACAGGCTCTTCTGTGAGGTCGGTGCCGTCGAACTTGTAGTACTGGACATGCACCTTCCCTGCTGAATCACCCGTTTTTACTGCTGCCATAAATGAGAAGATGATGCCTACAGAACTTTCTGTTCCAGCAACATCTGCAGAGTGATACAGGTCTGCATCCCATATTGGAGTCTTGAAATTAAGGGCGAGGCGGTCATTGGCTAGGTCCGTAAGAACTGTCGGTGTGCTTATCTGGGCGTTTCCTACACCCGAGCTGAAATCCCAGTTTGCCTGATATATGGACCAGAGGCCTTCATCGTTGCCCTCTCCAGCGCTGTATTGCGATGCAAAGACCAGGACTACGTTAGAGCCTTCTGTGTTACTCGTTGGCCACCATAGGTTCCCATCGGCCATATTGAACAGCATTGGCTTAGTGGTAAAGTAGATGGAGTTCTGGCCATGCTCAACATTTAGATAGGTCTCTACGTTCGCTAATGGCACATACGCATAAGGCGGGGTACCAGTAGGTAGGGGGCTTTCTATGATATCGTCGTGGTAATCGAATTGCCCATCACGGTCGCTTGGTCTCACCGTCACTTCAGTCGTTGGGCTGCCATTTATTGGGAGTTCTGAGCTTTCATCCTCAACCCCATTCGTCACATAGACACCCAGTCTACTATCGTTATCCTCATCACAACATCTACCGCTAAGGACTAGGATATTCCCTAGTGATCCAACACTTTCCCAGTTTCTCTTGTATGTGTCGTCGCCCCCGCCGTCTATTGCCGAGGCTGTACCGTATCCCTTTACCGATATACGGTTATCGCGTACAGCAGCACGGAATGCTACATCCTTCCCCAGGAGGAGATCTCTATCTACGAAATCTTTCCCGTCATGGACGATCGGCTGAGAATTGATGACGAAAACCCCTGAATCCCTATGCCTAACAGAGTATAGGAGCTTCGAAGGTTTGTTCCTGTAATTATGGGTGTTATCAGTGTCTGGGTATGTTCCTCGCTTTGACTCAATGTCATCCGCACCAAATGGCCTGGATTCCCATACCATTATTTCGTAGATCTCGTTTGTTACTCCATCCCTTATCGTGCTGTAGGCAGGAGCGCCGTCTATTGAATTAGAGCTAGTGTTGCAGTTTGACTTATGACCACGGACATTAACGCACGTTCCTCTTTCCTTTAGCTTTCCATCTTCATACTGGGAGAAGGCGCTCTCTCCATCGAAGACTATAAGCTCGTCATTATAGGCCGCAGATGCTTGTATATTCGAAGGGGCAGTACCACCGCCAAAAAGGGTTGGGTCTTTCCCTTTGAAGCCCTTTCTTTTGTTGAACTCCCCAGCTTTGGATATCCTTATGTTTTCCGCAGCACGCATCTCCCCCACTGCCTGGGCTCGCCCGGATGGTTTCTCATTCATCCCTACTGCAAATGGAAAAGCGAAACTTGTTTTTTCTGCCATTAGAACACCCACAAATCGACTGTGCAGTCATTGTCGCAAAACAGGCTTAGGTTGCCCCCACCTGTCCCACTCCATATATTAGAAGGTCGGTTTTGATTTAGGACCATGTATTTGGAATTGCCGCTAACACCAGGTATTGGGTTTCTTGTTAGTTTGTACACGTACATACCGGAGTCGTAAGTCGAGTAAGGAAAAAGCACGTCCATCGATGAAGGTAAGCTGCTCATCAAAAGATAAGAAGAAACCCCAGAAGCCCCTATATCCTTTATGCGAAAAACCCCTGGCGCCAGATCTCCTGGGGATGAAGGCGCCCGAGGGCCAAACCTTATAAGTTCATTGATGCTGAAATCGTGATTAGATGCATCAGGGAAATCAGCCGTAGATCGGATATTGATCGCGGGGATTATAGCTCCAGCCTGAACACCGCTGATTGTTCCTGTAGGGCTGTAGGATACTAGCGCCTCCCTTAGTGATCCATTTGACGCTATACACTCTACTTTTGCTGGGCTGACGTATGTAACACGGAGACCCGCCAGAACATCACCAAACCCCTCCCTAAAGGCATCCGCAAGAGACTCTGCTGTTGCATCATTACTTGTCGCGGCAGTCCAATCATAGGCTGTTGGCGATGATGTTACATTCTCCCTTGTTATGCTTGACCGCTGCGTGCCGAGTCTTACATCTAAGCCCACTGGTATTATGGTCCAGTCAGCAACCGTAAAGGTAGTCATTCCGACGCCCGAAACAGGGTGATTGGATGCGTGCGCCGTTGATTTCAGCTTAACGCCAGACAGAAGGCTTCCGCCCAAGATTCTACTGCTCTTTACCTGATTGAAGGTGTTCTTAAGTCTCGTTTCGAGATCATTCAAAGCCCCATCGTTGTGCTTTGCTTCTGTAAATCCTCGAAACGGCATTTCTCATCCTAAATCCAGTTAATGTAACTTCTTATTGCTGTTCCTACTTTGACATCTGCTATTGCTCGACTCTCGCCTGGTGTCCTGTTCTTGGCTACAATCATGAGTCGTTGCCTAACACCCTCTCTCTCTGCCATCAGAACCTTCGTGTCCGATTCCTCTTTCTGGAGCATCTTAATGGCTGCATCCAGAATAATGAATCTCTCGAAGCCATTGGCTAGAGCCTTATCGATGGTTTCGAGTGTTGTCCCTGTCTCAGCAGTAAACTTCTGGGGCTCTGGAACGTACCATAGAGTCACCGTTCCCCCTGGTGGTGATTCAGGTATGAACCGGATATTATCCCCCTCGATAATAAAGAATACATTCGCCATGTAACCCTGCTTTAGCATCGGGCTCTCGTAGGCATTTCTTTCCTGGAACATGTATCGACGGATTCTGCGGGTTACACCGCCAGAGCCAAAGTCACACCCAAGGGCTTTCCAGAAGTCATCAGGTAGTGCCTTAACATTGTCTCCGTCGTCACCTCCTGTAGGAAGGGAGAAGGAAGTAGATTTTAGATAGTAAAGCTCGTACTCATTCACCATCATCTCATGAAGCTCTGCAACTGCCTCGTTGATATAATCGATAACCTCTTCGTCAGTACAGAATTCGGAGTTCTCCTGGTCAGCCCTTCTTCGAGATCGCGTGATAAGCTGTGCTAGAGTTACCTCATTCTTTGCCATTCCATACTCCAAAAATAGAAGGGGGCCGAAGCCCCCATTCCATCAATAGTCCTCGTCATCACTGTTTAAGGCTATTTGGACAAAGTCGAGCAAGGCCTCACAGGCGTCCTTTTCTCTGTCTTCTGATGCCTCTACACCAATGGCGCCGAGGAACTCGCTGCAAGCACCCAGGAGGGCGTCCTTGGACCCCAGGGACTCCTCCTCATCCTCTACCTCTTCACCTTTGGACTTCTTTCCTTTCTCAAGGATCATAAGAGCTACGCCCTTCTTTTTAGGCATCTCATCCTCCCCTTAAAATACCACGCTACTGTTGCGCAGTACGAGCAAGAACGTGAACTCTGAGCCCGTCGTCGGGGTTATCAGAGCCGGGTCAGTCGCTGAATTATAAAACTCAATGTAGACCTTTTTGGAGTCAGTATCCTCTGTTCCAGTCTCATAGTGACTCTTAACACTTCCGCGCAATTCATCACCTGTGCCAAGTCGATGAAACGAGGCACTGGCAAAAAGTAGACCGCTGTAAATATCATCCAACTGGATGTAGTAGGTTCCTGTTGAACCTGTGTCCAATGGACCACCAACGGAAAAGCCAACACCATCAGGTACTGATTGACCATTGACTGTTACCGTCGCAATCGTTGGAGCCCCGTCTGTGCCAAGACTGACACGACCAGCGATCAGCTTGACCTCTTTAGCCAATGCCTGAACATCTGCAAATGACCGATTAGCCATAGTTCACCTCCTTAAAGTGCAATACGAACATTGAATCCTGGAGCATTACAGGCGACGTTACCGTAGAACCCGATCCGGACTTCGTAGGCGTCTGCTGATGACTTTCGCAGCATTCTGTTTCCATCCAAATCAAGGATGTGAGGTGCTCCGCCTAGAGAGTTTAGGGACCAAGTATTCATCTGGAGCATCCAGGCAACGTCCGGCTGACAGTTTAAATCAGGAACCACATTGATGACTCCGTTTGGCCCCTGGACTGCTAAGCTTCTGAACCCGACTTCAACATCCTTTGGCTTTAGTTCGTCGTAACGAACTCTTGAGCCGAGTGATTTCTCCAGGTTGATATAGGAATCATAGGAGAGGATGCATGTATCTGGTCGAGCACCAGCGCGGGCTGCTTTCCCTGCTCCTGAGACCAAGGCCTCTTCGATTGGCATTGCAGATCCATCAAAGCGGATACCGCCCAATCGCTCGTTATCCTTTGTCCTGACTTGGCCGAAAAACTCCGTTGCGGTGGGGTCGTCAGACGGAATCCATCCATCCAGGCCCATAATCGCCTTTGCATTTCCTGTTTGCAGTTCCTCGTCCGCGTCTACAATCTGTGATGACTGAGTCCCAGACCGGAAGATGTAATCGCTTACAGATAGGCTATCAGTCGCGCTGAATGTAAACTCTCCGGTTGACCGGTTAATCGTCGCTACTACACCGCCACCTGTACTTGCGTGCTTTCTCCCGTTCTTCTTTGATGAGAAGACCAGAGACATTCCAACTTCAAAGTTTGCGATGTCTTCAGCGTTTGTAAGTTTGGCAGTTGTTGAGCCGTTGGTAGTTTCAACCTGGCCCATATACCCGCCACCATCACGGAAGAGCTGAACAGAGAGGTCACGAGTGAGCGAATGAATCGCTCCGTCAATCTCCATGGTTAGAAACCGGATAAAGGCGTCAGCCTTACCTTCGGTCGCCTTAATAGCTTCAGCATCAATAGTTGCGACTGAATAATTCTTAACACGGGTCAAAAGAAACTGACCCAAGCTTGATGTCGATGTTTCTCCCTGCGCGGTTTCGAAGGTTGCTGAAACGTTTTGTGGGTTCCCGTACAATAACGGAATCGGCATATTTAAGCCGCCGAACTTCTCGTATTTGGGAATTAGTGCATAGAAAGGATTGTTTTTGTAAACAAGGTCCTTAATTCGAAAATCTTTGTAATGCTGCTTTACAGCTTCTGATACGTCGTCAAGATTTAATCCTACTGCTGGCATTCTACTCTCCTTGGTCGCGAATTACTAAGCGATAGGAGACACTGCGCCGCCTATTCGCCGAAAAACTTAAAGTTACGGGCAAGGTGGTCGATATGCTCATCCCTAGTCATAGGTTTTGAGTGAGCTTCGCCATCCGTGGTCGTTCCGACCGCCGCAACTGAATTTGATAATGTTTTCGGCCTTGAATCTGGCTGCCGAGGAGCTTCTGTTTTCGCTTCGTTCCCAAAGGAATCTTTATATTTTTTGGCTATTTTCTTGCTGCCAAAGTAGCTACGGGCCTCCTCTTCGAGGTGATCCTCGACTAGTTGCGCCGCTTGCTTATACTCCATGACTTTCGAGGTCGAGTTGTAATGCTCTTGCATTACTTCTGCCACTAGACCATGCGCGTCCCTTGAATGTATAAGCTCAAAGTCTTCACTATTAGTCTCGACGAAATTACGTATCTCGTCAATGAAATTATTGTATGCTTTTTCCTGGCTAGAGACAACCTCTTGTTGCTCTCGACTACTTAGCTTTGCCTCTAGCTGGTCAATCCTGCCCAGGAGCTTGTCAATATTGGCATCTCGCTTGTAATCATCCGGCTTTTTATTCCCGGTTATGATGTCCTCGGATAGTCGATCAAAGTCTAAATCTAGTTTAGACAATAGCTCTCTCGGGTTCTCGGCGGCAATCTTTCGAAGCTCTTCGAGTTCCTTAGCAGCGCTGTTAGGCTTACCTTGCTGGGACCGAAGTTCTGACAACTCCTGCTGGAGCCTCTTATAATCGTCCTGCTGACCCCTTACGGATTTTTCGCGCTTGGCTAATTGAGCGAATCTCCGATTAAAGTCGCGGTTCGTCGGTTCAGGCTCTTTTTCAGGGGCTGCATCCACAGATTCCGGCCCTTCCCCAGGGGTAACTACCTCTGCTGCCGGTTCGTCTACGGTTTCCTCTGTTTGTTCATCCGCTCTCTTTGCCATCAATCCGTTCACATGATCAATTGTTTCCTGCAAGTTGTCTTGTGCCATTTCCATCATATCTCCTTACTGTAAGTCTTGAGGCGGGAGTGCCTCTGGTTCCGAAGGCATTGCTGCCTCAATCTCAGGGGGTAGTTCACCCCCTGCTCCAGGAGGCAATTCACCTCCTGCTTCGGGCGGTAGTGGCGGCTCAGCTCCCAGAGGGGGTGTTGGAGGCTGAGCTGCCTGCGCCATGCTAGTCATGAGCGCCATACAGTCCTCAATATATCGCCGAAGAAGTGCCATACGATTCTCGGGTGCATTATTTATCTTTGCGCGTAGATAAGCCTGCTGCACCCTCTTTACCGATAAAGCCAAATTGCTATACGGCTCAGGTTGAATGTATTTTCCTTTATCGACCATATTTTCAATCAGCATATCAATCTCATCTTGATCTGCCGTCAAATACTGAGTGACCGATTCTATGTCTGGATAATCCAGGAGTTTTAAAATGGTGCTTGGATCTTGTATGATCCCACTTTGAGCAAGCTCGATAACCTTCTGAAGCTTGCCAGCAGGGGTCTGGGGAAGGAGCGATGTCGGCCATATCTTCATGACGTACTGTTCCTCGCGGAGATCGACATCCTTCCATTTAATCTGCTCTATATACTTGTCGCCGCTGCTCACGACCTCGTAATCATCGCCGCGCTCCGCAATACCGCGAGCCAAGTCAATCATCTGCTTGGCTGCGTCCATAAACATGTTCTCGTAGTTCTGAGCCACGATCATGAAGCGTTCTGTCTCAATATCGGAAAATTCTCGAAGTGCTACTGCTGATTCGATGCCCGCAGGCTTTTTCGACATCGCGGCAAGCTCACTTACCCCCGATATTTGATAAGCACGGTTAAAAAGTCGGTCTAAGTGAGAAAAAACCTCTCCAGATACTGTTTTAGGAACATAGAAGACCGGAGGCTTGCCAATATAGTCGACGATGCCCCATTCCTCGTTGTTAATCTGGTGGTCGGCTATTTGTGACCCGGTTTCAAGAAAAACCTTCGGCTTCGCCAGATGCATTTGCTGCTGAATGTTCTTAAGGAGCGTATTAATCTCCAGTTGTATGCCCATAAGCTGCTCAGCGAGTCCCTGACCCCAGAATCCGAGAAGACGATCAGACCAACGAAGAAAAATGAAAGGGAAATGATTATGCTCATGCTTTTCGTCCAGGAGTGTTACGTTTTCCAAGCAAATAACGTGACGACCATCAGGAGCGCCGTCTATGCTCGGCAAGTGCCATGCTTCGACGACTTGTACCATTTCTGTGACGCTCGCACCAGAACTACGGTCATCAGATTCAATAACTGATGCTTCCTTAATCTCATTCTCGTACTCCGGGTAGGTATATCTTAGAACATCACGAGACACTGCCTTTACCTGGAAGATACTTCTCGGTTTCTTGTACTTGGCCTCCTCAACAGAGACCATGATCTCCTCAGGGAATACTCGCTCACATATGATGTCCGAATTATGCTCGTACACCTTAAGGACGCCCGTCCCAAAAACGCACGAGTCCATAAAGACCTCTGGGGCGACTTCGTAAATCTTCGACCGATAAAACTGGCCATCACAGAACTTCTCCAGGAGCCTTCCCTTTCTCTGCTGGGAAAAGTCACCGCCAGAAGTAAGGAAGGTGCAACGAGGTCGATTCTTTGCAATCTTGGCCTGCACTGTATCGCACATTGACTTAATCACGTTAAACGTGACCGGCCTGTGAGAACCACCACCCTGAGGCCTCGATACACCGACCAAATTCAACGACGGAATATTCTCGTCGTTATAAGATCTGTAGTGCTGAAGATTTAGGCTGGTAATGTAACCATAGTCCCTCTTCATTTCATGAAGGATGTCGAACACAAAGTTGTGCGACTCCCTGTCTTTTGCTTGCCACCAGAATATTCGTTCTTCGCCTTCTCTCATCTTTATTACCCCTAGTGATAATTATCCTGCATTCCTGCCAGTACGCTCGCGGTTCTACATGCGGCTGGCGGACCGTCGTCATTTAGACCTTTTTCAAGCTTTCCTATATATTCCTGCTCTATCATATCCCAGTATTCCGACGTTCCATACCTTGGTCTAACCACTGGGGCCTTATAAGTATAGTGCCGACACTCCCGCCAAGCATACAGGGCTGCATCCGATAGGTGGTTCTCGAATCTGCCATCTTCCTTCAGCCTGCTTTCGTCCCACTGCAAAACATCCCATTCATCAAGGATAGGGCAGTTCTCAGGGACCATCACCCGGTTGGCAAACAGGTCATCGTTCATTATCTCAATGAATGAAGCTTTCTTCTTCTTCTCCGCCGCCTGGATAGGAACACCAAATCTCTGTCTGATCTCCTCGACTATTGACCTACCAAGGCCACCGGTATCAGCCACGATGGAAACAAAGCCGAAGTGCTCATTCAGTTCGATAACCTTATGAGCGATCTGAGTGGGGATCATCTTAGATTCTTTGTAGGTCTCCACAATATAGCAATCCGGTAAATCCCTACTAAATCCCAAGACCACAAAAGCAGTGGCGTCCGCATAACCCAAATCCACTCCAAGCACATACTCCCAATCTGCTGAATCATCGGGCGCCTCTATGTAAATGTTCTCATCTGTGTATTTATATATTAGCGAGTCGAATGACTTTACCCACTTACCGCACCACTCTCTCTGGAAG